CATTACTGGCGTACTCGAATCTGAATTTGCCAAGATTAAAGCGAAACACGGCGAAAAAGGTGTCATGGACTTGTCGCAGGCCATATTCGGCTCGGAGGGTGGCCGTATTGCAGACATTCTCATTCAGTCTGGTGTCAAAGGTTTTGATGAGATGATTGCCAAGATGGATACGCAAGCATCACTGGAAGACCGAATTAAAGTCAAAACCAATACGCTTTCTTCTGCTATCGAATCTCTAGGAGGAGCGGCAGAGAATACAGCCGCCCAGTTCGGTGCGGCGTTCGCCCCGGAGATTAAAAATGCTGCAATTTTCCTACAAGGCTTTGTTGAAAATAGCCTAATGCCTTTTATTCGCAACAACAAAGGGCTAATAAAAACAGTATTTGGTGTCGCGGCAGGCTTTTTTGTTATGAAACTGGCTGTTTTGGGTGGTGCTTATGCTCTGTCTATGGCCGCTATGCCCTTTAAAGCTTTGCTTATCGGCTTCTACAAGCTCAAGGCTATGGGGCAGATTTGGAAACTGATGCAGCTAGGCAAAGTGACTAAAGGCGTTGCTTTTTTCCGGACAATGGGCCTTTCTGCGGCCCAATCCACTAAAGCGGCACGGTTGTTTGGCAGTACGTTGGGAAAAATGCCCGGTATTAAAGTGCTGGGATCGGTTTTGGGTGGTTTAGGCCGCACGGTTTTGATGTTTGGCCGCGGCTTGCTGTTTACTTTTCCGGGACTGGCTTTTTTGGCAACTGCAGGAGTGTTGATTTACAAATACTGGAAACCGATTAAGGCGTTTTTTATCGGTTTTTGGGACGGATTGAAGCAAGGGCTGGCTCCGTTGGCTCCTGTATTTGATGGTGTGGTATCGGTTTTCTCCGGCCTTTGGCTGAAAATCCAACCATTTGTACAACCGATTGTTGATTGGTTTAGAGACTTTTTCAGTATTACCCAAGTGGCAGAAGGCGGAGCACGCAGCTTTGGAGAAGCTGTCGGGCTGTGGATTGGGGAAAAAATTACCGCTGTTGTCGGCTGGGTAAGTAGTAAGGTTAATGAAGTCAAAACAGCATTTGATGGCGGACTTAAAGGTATTTTGGCGTTGATTATCAACTGGTCGCCTTTGGGTGCTTTTTACTTGGCGTTCCAATCGGTATTGAGTTGGTTTGGTATTGAGTTGCCTGCCAAATTTACGGCGTTCGGCCGAGAAACGCAATATCGTGAAACTCGACCAGATATCTGATCATATGAAGAATGCTTTGTTGGCTTAGTTAACGGTATCAGAGCCAAAATCGGGGCCGCGGTAGAAGCAGTACGCGGTTTCGCATCTTCCATTAAATCAGCTTTTACAACATCAACCGAAATCCGCTCTCCGAGCCGGGTATTTATCCGTTATGGCGGATGGATTACAGAGGGCTTAGCGCGTGGTATTTCCGGCACTGCGGACAAACCTATCAATACAGTCAGTTCGATGGCAGGCCGTCTGAAAGACCGTTTCATAAATCGTAGTGGTGGTTTGTCGACCGAGTTGTCGGCTCAGATGCGTACACAATCGGAGGAAATGGCAGCAGGCCGTCTGAATGCTAACGGCAACGTAACCGTCCATTTCAGCCCGACTATTAATGCATCAGGAGGAGATATCCAGCAGATTCAAGCTTTACTGGTGCGTGCAAAAGAAGAGTTGATGAGGGAGTTGCCGCGTCTTCTGCAACAAATCAAACACGATGAAACTCGGAGGGCTTACTGATGTATGCAATGTTGGGCGATGTGCGGTTTGAGCCGCTGACGGGTTTTACGTCGCTTGAAGCCGATCACGCGGCGGTGTTTGCCAAGCATGATGTATTGCAGGGCCGTCCGAGACTGCAGGCAATGGGCAATGACCTGACCACTATGCGGTTTTCGTTGAAGCTGCATTGGAAACTGGGGAATCCCGATACGGCCTACAAAGGCTTGCTGGCCGCCAAAGAGAGCCAACAGGCTCAGGCATTGGTGTACGGCAGCGGCCGCTTTGTCGGCTGGTTTGTGATCGAGCGGTTGGCCGAGCGCACGCTGATACAGGACGCACAAGGCCGCACGGCTGCGCGTGAATTGGACGTGGAGCTGACCGAGTTTGTGGGCGACCCCAATAACCCGCTGCCGACACCGGGCGTGATGAGCGGCGGTAAAAACCCGCTGTTGGCCTTGTTGCCCGAGTCGGTTCAGGCGCAGGCATCCGACATCATGCAGGCGGTGGAAAAAGGCGTACAGATTTACCGTGCGGCCGAAGACGGCATCGAACAAATGCAGCGTTTGGTTTATGCGGCCAAAGACATCAAAAACGATCCCGCCGGTGTGCTCGGTTTGGTGGGCGATGCCCTGCAAATCGGCAGAGGCACATTGGATAAATTATCGGCTCTGCCAGCCGTAACTGCGGTACTGGGAGATTTGCAGGGTGCGGCGGTATTTGCCGCCCAAGCCGGTCAGGCGGCGCATCAGCTCGGTAGTGCCGTCGGCAGTCTGCGGTCGGGAACGGAAAACAGCTCGATCGGCGGCTGGTTGGATGCAGCCGTGAATGCCGTTGACAGTGCATCGGCCTCTTTGCAGGACGGCGCAGCCGCAGTCGAAACCTTAACCGGCTGGCTGGCCGTAAGGAGGGATAAATGAGTGCCGTATTGCGCTATACCACGATAGACGGCGACCGTTGGGACTTAATTGCCCATAAGCACTACGGCAATGCGCTGATGGTTGACGGGCTGATTGTGGCCAATCCGCATCTGCCGTTGGCCGAAGAATTTAAAAGCGGGTTGACCGTGTTTGTGCCGGTGCTGGCCACTAAACCGAAAAACAACCAAGAGGATATGCCGCCGTGGATGCGTTAAGTGTTTTGACGAATCTCAACGGCTTGGGCGGTGCGGCCAATACCCACCCCGTAACCAAGCCGGATTTCACGCTCAAATACGAGCAAAAAGACATCACCGGCGATATCGAACCGTACCTGTTGTCGATTACCTATACCGATTACTTGGGCGAGCAATCGGACGAGCTGGAAGTAACGTTTGAAGATACCGACGGCCGCTGGCTGCGTGCTTGGTATCCCGAGCAGGGAGACAGCTTGTCGCTGAGCTTGGGCGACCAATTCACCGGCTTGGTAGCTTTGGGCAGCTTTGAAATCGCCGAAATCGAATACAACCACCCGCCGAGCACGGTATCGCTGAAAGCGTTGGCCACCGGCATTACCAAAGCCAACCGCACTTTGCAGGCCAAGCCGTATGAAAAAACCACGCTGGCCAAAATCGTGCGCATCGTGGCAGGCCGTCTGAAACTCAAGGTGGATGGCGAGTGCGAGCATATCGAAATCGAACGCGTTACCCAATATCAAGAGCGTGATATCGAGTTTCTAACCCGCTTGGCCAAGCAGTACGGCCACACCTTTAAGATCGTCGGCGATACGCTGGTATTTATGAGCAACAAGACGTTGGCCGAACGCGAGCCGGTGGTGGCGCTGAATCCGGCAGACATTATTGATATCCGCCTGCGCGACCTGATTAAGGGTGTGCCTGATAAAGCAGTGGTATCGGGATATGACCCCAAAACCAAAACCAACCGTACCACGACACGCGAGGCCAAACCGCGCCGCAAAAAGGCCAAACACACCACCTCCGGCGACACGCTTAAAATTATTGCCAATAAGGGCGAAAGCCAAGCTCAGGTTAACGCCCGGGCAGATGCCGCATTGGCTGCCACCCAAGACGAGCAATGCGCGGGGAATGTGACCGTGTTCGGCCATGCGAAGTTAGTGGCCGGTCAAGTGATACTGCTGCAAAACCACGGCAAATTCAGCGGCCGTTATTTGGTTAAGCAGGCACGGCACCGATACGACCGCCGCAGCGGCTACACCACCGACCTTGAAATCAAAATGCTGGAATATATCCCGGAAGAGAAAGAAACCGATGATGCTACCCAATCATGATTTTACCGCCACGCTGCAATTCGGCATCGTCTCGGCCGTTGACGAAGCCGCCCACAATCTGCGCGTGCGCTTGCCTGCGCTGGAAAATATGGAAACCGACTGGCTGCCAATGCTGACGGCCGCAGCCGGCGGCAATCGGTTTTACAGCCTGCCCGACGAAGGCGAACAAGTGGTCTGCCTGCTCGATGCCCGCGGCGAAAACGGCGTGGTGCTGGGTGCGACTTACAATGCGGCCGACAAACCGCCCGCTGCCAGTAAAGATGTGTGGATGCGCCGTTTTAAAAACGGCACGGTGATCAAGCATGACAGGACAAACGGCAACGTAACCGTAGACACGCCGGGAGACGTGTTGGTTAAGGCTGCGAAGCAAGTCAAAATGGATACGCCTTATACTGAAATCAGCGGCAATACAAACATCTTGGGGCATCTGACCTACAGCAGCGGCTTGTCTGCATCCAATGGCGGCGAAGGTCATGCCGCCGAGATAGACGGAGTGGCAAATGTGGAAGGCGACATTATCTTAAACGGCATCAGCTTGAAGCAATTTGTAGAGGAACATACTCATCCTGATTTAACCAGCGGCGGCAATACGGGTGCTCCCAATAGTTTTTAAACCCGTTTAAAAGCCTTTCAGACGGCCTTCAGCCAAAATCCCTGTATCTATTTATCAAGCGATACAGGGATTTTTTCATGCAGCAATACGCCACACCGATATCCAAGCATTGGCAGCTTGCCCGTGAGGGCGGCGGCTTGGTGCAAGGTGCGGACGATATCGACCTGTGTATCCACAATATTTTGGCGACCCGCAAAGGGTCGGACGTTACCCGCCCCGATTTCGGCAGCAATCATTTTGATTATCTAGATACCCCCGAAGACGTGTTTATCCCCAACGCCGTGCGCGAAGTCATGCTCGCCATCAACACGTGGGAAAAACGCGCGGTTGTTGAAAAAATCGACTTCGGCGACCATGCCCCGCATCTGACGATGACGGTGTTTTGGCGGGTAACGGATGACGTATCGGGCGAGATTTACGCCACATCGGTCAACTTGGAGCGGGCATCATGGATTTGAGCAAACTCAGACGCGAAGACGTTAAAGCGGTTGATGACGATTTGGCCAAAGTGTTGGCCGAAACCATTGCCGACTACGAATCACGCAGCGGCAAAGTGTTGCAGCCCGCCCATATCGAGCGGCTGCTGATTAACACCTATGCCTACCGCGAAATGCTGGTGCGTAAGGCCGTCAACGAAGCCTACCGCCAGCAGCATCCCCGTTTTGCCACGGGGTTGATGCTGGATTTATGCGGTGATGATGTTAACACACCGCGCCTGCAGGCATCGGCCGCGCGCTGCACCATCCGTTTTACTGCCGCCCTAAGCGGCATTCAAACAGTATTTATCCCCGTCGGTACGCTCGTCTCGGTAGATGATGTGGCCTTTGCAACCACCGAATCAGGCACTTTATCGGCCAACCGTGGCACGCTTGATTTGCAGGCCGTCTGCACGCAAAACGGTACGGTCGGCAACGGCTGGTCTGCGGGGCAGATTAGCCGTTTGGCCAATCAGCCGGTAGCGGGCATTGAGATTAAAGCCGCCAACACCACCGTGCCTGCGGGCGGGGCGGATGTGGAATCGGACGATGCCTACCGCGTGCGTATTTTGCTGGCTCCGGAGAGCTTTTCTGTGGCGGGGCCTGTGGGGGCATACGAATACTTCGCCCGGCGCGTCAACCCGACGATTTGCGATGTGCATGTCGACCATAAGCGCACCCTCGCCGGAGAGCCGATTGGCGGCCAAGTCGAGGTAACCGTATTGACCACCGGCGGCCAGCCGTCGTCCGAACTGATTAACGAAGTTACCCGCGCCTTATCGGACGAGCGTATCCGGCCGTTGTGCGACACCGTTACGGTTGCCGCTCCCACGGCCGTGGATTATGCGCTGGATGCCGAACTGGTGCTGTTTAACGGTGTAAACGCGGATGAAGCGGTAGCGGCCGCCAAAGCGGCATGGTCGGCCTACGAGTCCGCCCGCCGTGAAAAACTCGGGCTGGACATTGTGCCTTTGGACATTCAGACGGCCTTGAAAGTGCACGGCGTGTATAACGTGGTGCTGCAGAATCTGCCGCTGCGCGTGGTTAAGGCCAATCAGTGGTCACGCTGTACATCGGTAAGCATTACCGCTGCCGCGGAGTACGCCGATGGCTAAATTAACCTACGCCGACATCATTGAAAGGGATCAGCATTACAAAATGCTGGCCGATTTGGGTTTGCGCTTCAACGGTATCGATACCGTTAAACTCATGCCGCGTTTGGTCGAGCTGGTTGCCCCCGAACATCTCGAGCTGCTCGCCGAGAGCCGCAGCATATTAGGCGCGGACGGCTATTGGCTGGCCGAAAGCGACCAAATGCGCCGTCGTCTGATTAAAGGTGCATACGAGCTGCACCGCTACAAAGGCACGCCTTGGGCCATTCGCGAAATCGTGCGGCGGCTCGGCTTTGGCGAAGTGCAAATCATCGAAGGCATGGGTAATAAGCACCATAACGGCGAGATTACCCGCGACGGCACTTACAGCCACGGCCAGCTCGACCGCTGGGCGCACTACCGCATCATCATGAATAACGTCATTACCAATGACCAAGCAGCATTGTTGAGGCGCACCCTAAGAGCATTTGCGCCCGCCCGCTGCATATTGGCTGCGTTGGATTACCAAGCCAGCGCATTGAGACACAACGGCCGCGCCGTGCGCGACGGCAGCTTCAACAGAGGAACAGCATAATGGCAAACCTAAACGAAACCGCTACTTGGGAAGTGGGCGTCTACCAATGGGAAACCTCAGACCCGGTACAAGGCGGCCCCAACGGCATCGACAATAAGCCTACCCGTCAGTTGGCCAACCGCACCTTATGGCTGAAAACCGAAATTGCCAAAGCCGTACAGTCCATCGGCCAAAACAAAAATGAGGCCGCTCAATTATATGCACTCAAGACCACATCCCTTACTGCAGGCGCAGGCTTAACAGGCGGCGGCGTATTTCGTGACAACATGACGCTTGCGCTCGGTACGCCCGGCACTTGCTCGGGCAGTACGACAAACTGGGCAGGTAGCGACACCCATACCCATCAGCTTGCCGACGCATCGCCGACCGTGGCGGGTGTGGCTAAGTTGATTAATAACTTAACTACGGACGATGCCAATAGTGCGTTGTCGGCGGCAATGGGTAAAAAATTAGCCGAACAAAGCGTTGCCTACCAAAGCTGGGTAACGGAGAAAATCGGTGCATTGTCGATTGACAGTGATTTGGCCACCCGTGATTTAAACACAGTTACCAAAGCAGGTTTGTATGGTCAAACTAGCAGCAGCAACGCCCAAACCCGCCGAAATTATCCTGTGGTCAAAGCAGGGTCGCTGCTGGTAATGCCGTCGGCCTATGGCGTGCAGCAGATTTACTCCGTGTTTGATGGTACCGACATCTACGCCCGCAACCAAACCGGCAGCGGGTGGACGGGATGGCAAAAAACAAACGTCAGCCCGGGAGAAATGCAGTCAGCCGTTGATACTCTCGAAAGAAAACTTGTCAACGGCAGCCCTGCCGCACTAGATACTATCCGAGAGCTTGCAGCGGCATTAGGCAACGATGCTAATTTTGCGAACAAAGTGTTGCAGCAAATTGCGGGCAAAGCTGATAAGTCAAGTACGCGGGCGGGTTACGGCATTACCGACGCTTCGGAGGTTGCCGTTTTGACAGGTCAGCTTAATCACGGCGGCACAATACCGCTGCCGCCCGGATACCGCGAGGATCAATGTAAGTGGTTAGTGTCAATGGCTGAGGACGACCCCAACTATACCAGCTGGGATATAAGCGAGGGCGGCTTATCAAAACACTACTACTACCGATGCTATACACGCGGCCGCACCGTGATCGCCAAAGTCTATCATGGCAGTAGCGATCAAAATCCCGATAGCAATTCCCAAGGATGGGTCCTGGGAAAAGTTAATTACATTTGCATTGGCGTCAAATAACAGGAGTAAAAATGACTTGGCATATTTTTAATTCAGACGGCCATCACGTCGGCACCTGCGACCACGAGCCGAATCACGAGGATTTGGCCGACCGTGGCGAAACCGCCTACTACTACCAACATAACGGGCGAGGCACATTAATCGTCAAAGATGATGCTGTTGCAGTTATCCCGCCTGCACCCAGTCGTTACCACGTTTTGCAAGATGGGGAGTGGGCGTTAACTCCCGCAGCCGCCCAACAACAGTTTGCTGATGCAAAAGCTGTCAAATTGGATAAGATTAATCGTGCCGCCCAAGAGTTTGTTTGGCAAGTATCTAAAGCTTACGAAGTACCGGAATTTGAACGCCAAACATGGTCAATGCAAGCGGCCGAGGCATTAGCATGGGAGCAAAACCCGTCTGCCCATACACCGCTATTGGCACAAATTGCCGCCGACCGTGGGTGTGATTTAGACGGCCTCCGTGCAAAGGCGCTGCAAAAAGCCAAGCAGTTTGCCGCCTTGTCCGCATCGGTCGCAGGTCAGCGTCAAGCCTATGCAGACCGGCTGGAGCAGGCTCAAGATGTCGACAAGGTTGAGGCCATCAGCCCTGTTTATTATTTGCCCACCCATCCCGTACAGGCATCATCTGATGTAGATAATCTTTAAACCCGTTTAATAGCCCGCAGTAGACTCCCGCCTTAATATCCCTGCATCTTTATGTGGGGATTTTTTTATGAAAATAGCGTTATATAAAGGTACTTTGTCCGGATGGCGCGGCTGGATTAGCCGCTTGGTGCGTTTTGCTGACCGAGGGCCGTACAGCCACTGCGAAGTGGTGTTTTCAGACGGCATGTGTGCCTCGGCCAGCTGGCTTGACGGTGGCGTTCGCTTCAAAAAAATCAACTTCAACCCTGATCATTGGGATTTTATCGACATCGGCTCCGGGTGGCCGTCTGAAACACTGGTAAGGGATTGGTTCGAGCAACGCAAAGGCAACCGCTACGACTTGCCGGGCAGTTTGGGTGTGGTATTCCGCCCGTTCCGCCAACGTCAGCACCGTTGGTTTTGCAGCGAGGCCGTTGCCGCCTCTTTGGGTGTCAGCGAGGCTTGGCGCATCAGCCCCAATATGTTGGCCGCGTTGTTTTTGATGCGCAAAAAAGAAGCCGTCTGAAATCCCAGACAGCCCAAATATGAAGAAATATTAAAAGACGGCGACGTGCCAGTGCGGCAACACCGACACGCCAGCCAAGCAGATGCACCCTGCGTTAGCTTCGAAGCCGCCACCTCGCGAGGCAGCGGCATTTTATCACTAACGCATAGGATGAATGCAAAAAATGAAACATCGTTGCAAAAATTGTAACAAGCTGTTGGCAATCGGCATCGGCCGCTTTGAAATCAAGTGTCCGCGTTGCCATACGCTCAACAAAATAAGCTCTTTAACAACTCAGAATGCCGGTGAGCATCCAATCCCAAAGGAAAGTATATGCCCACCAACAAACCCGCGCCGTTAGTTCCGTGGATGGGCGGCAAACGCCGCTTGGCCAAACACCTGCTCCCTATGTTTCCTGAGCACCAATGCTACGTGGAGTTATTCGCAGGCGGCGCTGCTCTGTTTTTTCTGCGGCCGCAACCCGCCAAGTGTGAAGTGCTTAACGACCTCAACGGCCAACTCATCAACTTATATAGAGTCGTACAGCACCACTTCGACGAGTTCGTGCGCCAGTTCGAATGGACATTGACCAGCCGCGAAGTATTTGCCCGCCTACAGTCAACACCGCCCGAGAGCATGACCGACATCCAACGCGCTGCCCGATTCTTCTATCTTCAACACACTGCCTTCGGCGGCAAAACCATCGACCAACATTTCGGCACCGCCACCACGGGTGCAGGCTTTAAAGCAGCCGATATAGCAGGCCGTCTGAAAGCAGCGCAGCAGCGGCTCAACGGCGTGTACATTGAGAACGAGCCGTGGGAAAAGTGCTTCAAACGTTATGACCGCGAACACACCTTCTTCTACGCCGACCCGCCTTATTGGCAGCTTGCCGGCTACGACCGCGCCTTTGATTGGGCACAGTACGAACTACTGGCCAAGATGATGGGTGAGTGTAAAGGCAAGGTCATGCTGTCCATCAACGACCACCCTGATATTCTCGAGCTGTTTAAAGACTTCCGCATTGATCGTTTAGAGTTGGCCTATTCGGTCGGTCGCGATAAAACGCAAAAGACCAGCGGCGAGCTGGTCATCTGCAACTGGTAGAAAAAACAAAAGCGACGATGTAGTCGCTTTTGTCATTCTGCTTTCCCGAGTTCGGTATAATTTGCAAAAGTATTTCACACAGCGAAACAAATTTAAATCCGATTTATCTCAAAAAACGCGCCGATTTTTCGCGCGCGGCTTCAGCCTTGAGCAACCATATTACCAACGTATCCAACGCCATCGAGCAGCGCGGCTGTATCGGCGTATTGGGTATGAGTGCGACCTTGAGCACGGCCACCACTGCTACCGGCAAAATCAACGACGGCCGCATTACCTGTGCTTGGTACAAAGGTGCGGTAGAGCCAAACGGCATCATCGCCGCAGGTTATGCGGCGGTGTTGGCCTTTGAAGAAGACCCTGCCAAGCCGCTGAACACACTGGAAATCAAAGGGCTGGCCGTTACACCTGATGCGCAATGGCCGCTGTTTGCAGAATGCAACAATGCGCTGTACAACGGCTTGACCCCACTCACAGTGGTCAACAACCGCGTGCAGATTATGCGTGCCGTATCCACCTATACCAAGTCGGCCAACAACACCGACGACCCGGCACTACTCGACATTACCACCATCCGCACGCTGGATTATGTGCGCCGCAGCGTTAAAGAGCGCATTGCCCTGCGTTTTCCGCGCGACAAATTGAGCGACCGCCTGCTGCCCAAGGTTAAGAGCGAGATTTTGGACGTGCTGATTAAGCTCGACCAAGCCGAAATCATCGAAAACGCCGAGGCCAACAAAGGCAAGCTGGTGGTGGCGCGTGCGCAAAACGACCCCAACCGTGTTAATGCCATTATCCCCGCCGATGTGGTCAACGGCCTGCACGTCTTTGCCGGGCGCATTGATTTGATTTTGTAACCCTTTTCAGACGGCGTTTAAAACAGGTTTAAAGGCCGTCTGAAACCTTAAAAAAGGATAAAATATGAGCGATGCAACTTATGCCGGTGCGGTGATCATGGAGGTTAACGGCCGCGATATCGAGATTGTGAGCATCAAGCCGCAAACCACTACAGGCCGCAAGCCGGTCAAAACGATGAACCGCAACGGCCGAGTCAACGGTTATTGTGACGGCGTAACCGAACACAAATTAAGCGTTACCGCTGCCATTCCGATTGACGGTACCGAAATTGACTGGGATAACATCACCAAAGCCAAAATTACGATCTACCCCATCAACGACGAAGGCAGACGCACGTCTTATTTGGACTGTTTTACCGTTGATACCAGCGAACAATACGAAGTCGACAACGAAGCCCGTATTGACATTGAGATGGTTGCGCTGCACAAGATTAAGGAGTAATGCGTGATTACCGTCAAACTGACCCACGGACTGACCTACAATGGCAAAGTCGTATCTGAATTACGCCTCAAGCCACTGACCGTCGGCGGCGAACTGGCGGCGTTCGCCCTGATTGATGACTTGCCCGAGCTGCCCGAAACCGCCAAAAAAGCCGAACTGCTGCAACGCAACGTCCTAGAGATGCTGACCTACTGGTCGCAGCAGATTGAAGCCCAAGGTATCCCATCCGACATCCTGACGGCGCAGTGGCTGATGGAAAACCTCTCTACCGAAGACTACCATACCGTGATGGCGGCTCAGGAGGATTTGCGCCTAAAACCGTCCGCCGCTACGGCGAGCCCCGCCGCGCCGTCGGCGGCGGAGCAGTAAAACGCAGCTACCTGACGGCACACAAAAGCTACCGTCAGGCGGTCATCCTGATGGCAAAGGCGGGTATAGGCGCGGACGCGGTGCGTCAAATGTGCCACGCCGAGCTGGCAGCATGGTTTGAGGACATTCTGTCGAGTTTAGGTATCAAAACCCCGAAGGAAGAGGGAGTGATTGTGTCTAGGCGGCTTAAAAAGCCGGAAAGCAAGTAAAAGGTCGTCTGAAACGAGCTTCTGCCTGTACGGGCAGCGGCGGTTGAGTTTCAGGCGACCTTTTTATTTGGTTATAATAATAACGTGCAATGTCGCACGGTTTTTGCATTGTAGGAAAACATGAGGAAATACATTTGTTTATTGGCTTTGTCTTTGGGTTTGGTGGCATGTGAAAAAGACGACAGCGCACCAAAAACTGCGCAGGAATCAACAGGTACACAAACAACAGGGGCGGTTGAGTCGGTGGTGTCTGATTTGGTTCCGCCGCATAATTATTCGCTTAAAGATGGTCTTGAGTACGGATATGAGCTAGCCATCAGTCAGGATGCCGCCGAATCAGGACAGGCGGCAAGCTCGATTTTGATGTTTAGATATTCGGGCAACAAGGATGGGAAAGTACAACTATTTGGTGATGAAGGAGGCGTTATCACAACTGCCGAGTGCGAAGGCAATTGTGATTTTATTAAGGTAATGACTTTTATGGGAAACCAAATGCTCAGTAAGGAAATGATTAAGGGCGGCGGCATCAGCGTTGCATCTTTAGCCTTAGATGACGCCAGAAATGGGAAACTTGAGCAGTATGTTCATGAAGAAAAAGGAAAAAAATATCATGTTTGGTACACTGAAAAAGGGCGCAAGCTCGAAGAAATCAAATAGCGGCTAGGGTTGAACCCCGTCCCGCCCTCCCTCAAACAGCATTTAAACGATAATTGACCTTGAGTTAATACGTTTAGAGGCTGTTTTTTTATGGCAAACGGGAATATGAAACTGTCGTTGGTGTTAACCGCCCGAGATGACGGAGCGAGACGGCTACTGGCTGATACTCAACGACAATTAGATCGCACCGCGAAATCGCGGGCGCAACTTGAACGGCAAAGCCACACTTATGCGTTGACCGGCATCCGCTCGGAAAAACAGATTCAACGTGAAATCATGTTGACACAGGCTGCGTTTAACCGTTTGGCGCGCAGCGGCAAGGCATCACAAAATGATTTGGCACGGGCGGCGGTCGCCACGCGTAACCGAATCCGCGAGCTGAACGCGGAATTGAAACAGGGTGCGGGGTTTGCGGACAGGATGGGCAAAATCGGACGCGCGGGGGCGGCTGTCGCTGCGGGCGGTGCGGCGGCATATGCGGTTTTAAAACCCGCAATGAACGACCGAAAGCAGCTCGACGAGAACATCAACCGCGTGGCGCGGCAGGCGTTTATCGAGGACGACAGCAAGTCGGCGGCGTGGATTGCCACCGAAGGCGCACGGCAGGTCAAAGACTTGGCGCTTGAACTCGTGCAGAAAAACGGAGGCAACCACGACAAAGCCTTGGATGTCATCAGCGGCATGATGACGACGGGTCTCAATTTCTCCCAAACTAAAGAGGAAGCGCAGGCGGCCTATGCCTTTTCGCTCGCCTCTGAAGGCAGCGGCGCGGACACATCAAAACTGATTAAAACCTTGAAAGACGGCGGGATGAACGGCAAGGATTTGAAACTTGCTCTCGAACACGTCTTGCAGTCGGGGTTGGACGGTACCTTTGAGGTTCAGGACATGGTGCGCGAGCTGCCCGCCCTGTTGCCTGCCGCTCAACAGGCAGGCATGAACGGCGTAGGCGGTTTGGACTACCTGCTCTCTCTTTTGCAGTCGGGGGCAAACAAATCGGGCAGCCCTGCCGAAGCTGCGACCAATGTGCAAAACCTGTTAAGCAAAACCCTGTCGCCGGACACGATAGGTCGTCTGAAAAAGATGGCGAACCCGAACGACCCAAAAAAAGGCGTGGACTGGATAGGATCGGTCGTTAAGGGTAAGGAAAACGGCGAAAACGCTGTGCAGGTGTTGTCCCGCCTTGCCGATTCCATGCTGTCTAGGGATAAGCAGTATCAGGATTATCAGGCGCGGGCGGCTGCGGGCGACAAGACGGCGGCCGAACAGGCAAATATGCTTAAGGGCGCGCTTTTGGCGCAACTCCTGCCCGACTTGCAGGCAAAACAAGGTCTGCTTGCGGCAACGGATATGACACAAATCCGCGAATATATGGCGTCTTTGGCAGGCGTTACCTTAGACAACGGCAAAATCGGCAAAATCAACGAGGCGCGGATGATGTCCGCAGCGGCTCAACAGGAGCAACAGGAATCTCTTGCAACTCTCAAAGAGAGCTTGACGGGGACGCTTGTGGATATGGAAACCGAGTTTAAAAAGCTGGCGGCGGAATACCCGAATGCCACGCTTGCGCTGAAAGCCCTGACTACTGCGGCAACAGTTGCTGCGGGTGCGATTGCCTTGACTAATGGCGGAAAAATCGGCAGCGCGATTAAAGGTGCAGGCGGGAAGCTGTTGGGTTGGGGAAAGGCGGCAGGCGGTGCGGCGGCGGCGGGTGCGACAACGGCTGGCAGTAAGGCGTTGACTTGGGGACGCTCGGCGGGCAGTGCGGTCTTGTCCAATCCTGCCGCCATGAAAAAGGCGGGTCTGCTGGGAATGCTGCTTTACTCGGAATCTCTGGGTAGCGGCACGCTGCCAAAAGAATTGAAAAGCCGGAAAACCACACCTGAAATGGTGGGTCGTCTGAAAGACAGCGGTATCCGTTTCGAGCCGACTGCCAAGCGTGAGCCGCCGCGCGGGGTTCCGAAGTATTTGGCTGCGCCTTCCGCTTCGCAGCCGACCGACAAGCTGTTGTCGCCATTATTTTCGACTCAGACGGCGGCGTATCAGGCAGCCATTCAGCAGCAGACGGCGGCGTATCAGGCAGCATTGGCGCAGGATACGGCTGCAGTTACAACAGGTTTGGCACAAGTGCAAAGTGCGATGGCGTCGGCAAGTCAGACCATCAATACCAATGTGAGCCTGAATATCGACGGACGTGTTATCGCGAATGAGGTATCTAGACAGCAAGTACAAATCTTCGGTCGGGGAGCAGGACAATAATGTGGCACACCATCCTACAACCCGCGTCATACAAGGGCGTGGGCTTTGAAATTGAGAATATGGACGAGCGCAACGGCAAGGCACTCGCCGAACACGCACGGCCGTTTGTAAACGGTATCGATCTCGAAGACATGGGGACTACTGGCCGTGAAGTGCAATTGAGCGCGGTCTTTTGGGGTAAAGGTTATGCAGGCCGTCTGAAATCTTTGTTGGATAAGCTGGAAGAGCGTGGCGGTGGAGTTTTGGTACATCCCGTATGGGGACGAATGCAAAACATGATTGGGGCGAGTTGGAGTTACCGTCATGAGGCGGATTACTCGGATTTTGCCCGTTTGGATGTGACATTTCGCGAAGCAACTGAGGCACAGCCGATTTTCGTTTTTGAAAACAGTTTCCTGATGGGCGTTGAGCGATTGATTGCGCAAATTGATACCTACCGTGCTGCAGGAGAGGGGTTTATCGACGCACTTACAGTCCAAGTGGCGGCGGGTCAGGCTCTGCGCGGCAGTGCTGCAGGTTTATGGAGTGTTGCATCGGGAGTGTTTGAAGCGGTGCGTTCGTTGTTTGATTTGGATTCAATCCGTTTCCCATCGCGTGGCGGATATAGCCAAAAGGCTTTTAAAGCAGGGTTCCCGCGCCTCATTGCAGATGTATCCTCAATGACTACGGAGGGGCTGCGGCAGGCTGCTTATTTGGACAGGCAGGACAAAGGCGGTGCCGGTGCGCGGCAATGTTATGACGCGGCGGCGGATCGGGCTGATACGGTGGCAACCTTAGTGGCTGATTTGGGTAAAGGTCGCCTGAAAGACGGCGTAAAGCGGCAAGTTGATACGGTAGGTTTGATGGTTAGACTGATGTCAGATGTAGCTTTGACTGCTGTTGTAGCGGATTTGGTCGATGCCGACGGCGAGATGATGACTGCGCCAGAATTAATGCACATCAACCGTGATATGCGTTTGCGTTTTCAGACGACCTTGACGGCTCTGCGACAGGCAGACGGAGTAGGTATGGAGGATGCCGGTTACACGGCTATCGAGGCAGTGCGAGAAACTGCCGGTCGTCTGAATGCCATGATTGCCGCGGCAATCAATCAAAAACCTCCGCTCTTGGTGCGTCCTGCGCCCATGAATGGAACGATGCACCAAATCGCCCATGAATTTTACGGCGACTTAAATAGGGCTGACGAGCTGATACGGCTTAACCCGCATATCGTTCATCCCGCCTTTGTGAAACGTGATACTTTGGTTAATTTGTATGCAAAATAGTTCTTATAACTACGAAATAGCCGTCCGAATTGCCGGGAAGGAACACCGGCATTGGGAAAGTTACGACATCGACGGTGACTTCCTTATTCCTGCCGACGGCTTTGAATTCATGGTCGGATTGCCTTACGGGGAATCTGAAATTCCCGATTTGTCAGGCGAGGCCTGCTCGGTTGTAATAAACGGGCAAACTGTCTTAACTGGCATTGTCGACACGCAAATGCACGATAAAGAAAAAGGCCACCGCAGTCTGCGCTTGTCCGGGCGTGACTTCGCGGGATTGTTGGTCGACTGCGCCGCCCCTCAGTTAAACGTTAAAGGCATGACGGTATTGGCCGCTGCTCAAAAGCTGGTCGCGCCATGGTCGCAAATACAAAAAGTGATGCTGAAGGCTGAGAAAAACCCGACCTTAGACAAAATAGACATCGAACCGGGTGAGACGGTTTGGCAGGCTTTGACCCATATTGCCAACTCGGTGGGATTGCATCCTTGGATGGAGCCGGACGGGACTTTAGTTGTCGGCGGGGCAGATTATGCCAGCCCGCCTGTAGCTACACTTTGTTGGAGCAGGAACGATAAACGCCGAAATACCGAACGTGTCAGTATTGAGCGTAGTATTGAGAACAGGTTTTCTGAGGTTACCTTTTTAGGGCAATCCCATGCCAAGAAGGGCGATAGCGCGAAGCATGACCTGAAATGGCAGTACAAAGACCCGACCATGACGTTGCACAGACCAAAGACAGTAGTGGTATCTGACGCTGAAAACCTTGAAGCTCTTAAACGGCAGGCTAAAAAGCAGCTTGCCGACTGGCGGCTTGAAGGGTTTACCTTGACGATAACGGTCGGCGGACATACGACCGAGAACGGCACACTCTGGCAGCCGGGGCAGCGTGTCCACGTCATTGATGAAGAACACGGTATCGATGCTGTCTTTTATCTGATGGGGCGGCGGTTTATGCTCAACCGTATGGACGGGACGGCAACGGAATTGCGACTCAAGGAGGATGGTGTATGGGTGCCTGACGCTTATGCTACGAAATCCGAATCGGCGCGCAAGCGTTCAGGCAAGAAAAAAGGCGTTACCGACAAACAGAAACAAGCCCCGAAAACAGGCGCAAGAAAAGGTAAAACAGGAAAACAGGCAACAGAAACGGCAGTATTTCAATGAGTTTGGTAAAAATGGCAAGAAAGACGGCGCAGGTGGTGCAGCAAATCGGTGATACTATGCGCGCGGCGTTTCGCGGGAAAATCACACTGGTGGTGTCGTCCGAGCCTATTCAGCGTGTACAGCTTAACGGATTGGCTGACGAAGTGCTGCAGGAGTTGGAGCATTTGCAGGAGTTTGGTTTTGCCAGTAACCCGCCTGAAGGTTCGGAAGCGGTGGTCATTCCGTTGGGCGGCGATACGACCCACGGTGTGGTTGTGGCTACACAGCACGGCAGTTTCCGGATTAAGAATCTGAATCCGGGCGAAACGGCGATTTTCAGTCAGGACGGTGCGAAAATCGTGATTAAGCGCGGGAAAATCATTGAGGCTGACTGTGATGTGTTTAGGGTCAACTGTCAACACTACGAGGTCAGCGCATCGGCGGCGGCTGATTTTAAAACGCCCAAGCTGGAGACAAGCGCGATCTTGACGGTGCAGGGGCAGTTCAACGGCAACGGCGGGATGGCGGTCGAGGGCGGCAGTGGAACACGGTTTAAATGCAATATCGACCTTGTGGGAGACTTTGAGAGTACAGGTAAGGTTACCAATAACGGCAAAAACATCGGCTCAGACCACAAACACCGTGGCGACAGCAACGGCACGACATCCGACCCGATTTAAATCTTTACGGCATTCAAAAGGTCGTCTGAAACATTTTCAGACGACCTTTTTGTTTAAGGGTTTGAAACACTTACGCTCTTTAAATGCAGTCAAAAAAGAGAAAATGACAACATGGACAAACAACTAGACCCAAGCAGCGGCGACTACACAGGCCGCACGACCGATAACCTGCAAAACGCAGTCTACATTCGCCTACTGACGCCGTTGGGCAGCTGGTGGGCAGATAAAACAGTCGGCTCATTGTTGCATCTGTTGCAACGTGAGAAAGACTTGGAACGGGTCAGTCTGTTGGCAGAGCAGTATGCATCAGAGGCGTTGCAGCCCATTGTGGATAGCGGCAGAGCAGACAATATTACCGTCAAAGCAGGGCAGCCGCGAAACGGCAGCCTGATACTGAACATCCGTGTAGAGACTGCAACAGGCGCGTTTGATTATAGCCATAAAGTCCCTCTGATTTAAAACCGATTTAAAAGGCAATTATCAAGTGTTTAAAACCCCGACATTCGAACAGATACGCGACACGATTCTGCGCGATACCAAGAGTATTTGGCCGTCGGCAGATGTCAGCGAGGACAGTGACCACTTTGTTCACGCCAGCCGTCTTGCAAGCTGCGCGATGGGGCAATACGCACATCAACATTGGATAGCCCGTCAAATATTTCCAGATACGGCAGACAGCGATTATTTGGAACGACACGCCTCCATGCGCGGCTTGCGCCGCCGCAATCCTACCACGGCCAGCGGCACGCTGACCGTAAGCGGTATTGCGCAATCCATGCTTTCAGACGGCCTGCAAGTGCGTATCGGCCAGCGTTTTTACCGCACTACCGCCCGCGCCGTTATCGGCAGCGGCGGCACGGCGGAAATACCGGCAATCGCCGACGAGCCGGGCGCGGCCGCCAATGTGCGCGACGGCGAGGCGCAACTGATGGCCGCCCCCGCCGGTGTGGCCACCGAATGCCGCCTTACCGTACAAGGCGGCACCGACCAAGAAAGCGATGCCTCACTGCTGGCGCGTCTGTTGGAAATCATCCGCCGACCGCCCGCAGGCGGCAACCGTTACGACTATAAAAACTGGGCGTTAAGTGTTGACGGCGTAACCAGCGCATATGTTTATCCGCTGCGCCGCGGCTTGGGTACGGTGGATATTGCCATTACCTCCGCCGACGGTGTGCCGTCGGAAGAAACCGTGCGCCGCGTACAGGCTTATATCGACGAGATGCGCCCGGTAACGGCAAAAAATGCGCTGGTACTCAAGCCAACCGTAACGGCGGTGCCTGTTACCGTGCAAGTCAAGCTCGACGGCATCGACTTGGACGAGGCCAAGCGCCGCATACGGACGGCCCTGAAAGAATATTTCGACACCCTGATCCCCGGCGACGGCCTGACTGTGTCGCAAATCGAGGCGGCTATCAGCAATGTGGATGGTGTGATCGACCGCCGTCTGACTGCGCCGACGGCCAACCGTGCCGCCGATACGGTTAACCGCATCGAGTGGTTTAAAGCGGGCGCGATTAATGTGACGGAGATGCCGTCATGAGCTATCAAGACATCTTGCGGGGCCTATTGCCCCCGGTGTCGTATGCCCGCAATGCCCCGCGTGTGCGGGCGCAGGCAGAAATAGACGGCGCAGCGCTGGATGCGGTGGCGGAATCGGCTCAAAGCGTTGCCGATGCCGTCGACCCGCGCAGCGCCGGCCAAATGCTGGCAGATTGGGAGCGCGTATTAGGTTTGGACGGTACGGGCAAAAACCGCCAGTGCCGTGTGTTGGCCGTCATGGCCAAGCTAAACGAAACAGGCGGCTTGAGTATTCCTTATTTTGTGCGTTTGGCCGAGGCGGCGGGCTATCAAATCCAAATCGACGAACCGCAGCCGTTCCGCGCCGGTGTCAACCGTGCGGGCGACCGTCTTGCGCCGCAGGAAATCATGTGGGTGTGGCACGTTAACGTGCGCGGCGGCAACAACCGCATTACCCGATTCCGCGCCGGTATCTCGGCGGCGGGCGACAGGTTGACCGATTACGGCGATGCCGTGATTGAGACCGTTATCCAAGATTTAAAACCCGCACATACCGCAGTGCGATTTACTTATGAGGCATAGACAATGCACGCTATCGATACCCCCGATAAACAATTTAAAGACGGCAACGGTACCAGCGAGCTGGGCACCATCCTGCCCGCATGGTGGCTCAATCAGATTCAGGCCGAGCTGTTGGCCGTGCTGACCGCTGCCGGTATTCAGCCCGATAAGGCTAAAACCAACCAGCTTGCGGATGCAATCAAACAGATATTCAGCGGCGCAGTGGTAAACAACCTGACATCCGCCGATGCCGATAAGCCTTTGTCGGCGGCAATGGGTAAAAAATTAGCCGAACAAAGCGTTACCTACCAAAGCTGGGTAACGGAGCAAATCGGTGCATTGTCGATTGACAGTGATTT